TCAGGAGTTACGAAGACCCATCCTGCTTGTTGTTTCTTACCAACATTCGTGATGTCATCTTGACCTTTTAACGATATACGTATCCAACGAAGGGCCATGCCTTCATTGTCAAAACGTGCTTGTACCATATCTGGTATGGCGAGGGCATCGGGTTCCTCAAAGGTCCACTCTTCTTCTCTTAGATTTTGTTCTCTCAAGTTGTCACTACGTAGTTCATTTCGTGTAGTATTCATTGTATTCTCCCACGCTGCTATTTGTAAACATCTGTATACTCGCCTTCAGCTTGATTAACTTTAAGCTTTTCGGCAGCATACGTTTCAAGAGGTATATTCCATTTTTGAGCAAGTCTTAAATCTTCTTGCGAAAGTTTAACTTTGCTCCTAGAAGTCGGAGACGAGCGAGAGCCTCCCGACACCACTTGAGCAGGACTTGACGTATTTTCCTGCACACGTTCTTTATCTTCTCCAAACTTTTGTGGAAAAGAGTTTCTAATTCTTTTATCAACTTCTGTATAAAAGTCTTGATCATTTGGATTATATCCTTCTCCCTTTAGCTCTGCATCTATAGCAAGTGCAGCAGCAGTCATTATATTATCTTTACCAAACCATTCATTAGATGTTGCCCATTCTTGTGCTTTTGGATCATTAGCTTGTTGTTGTGTTATTTGTGGTTGTGGTGCTAATGGTTGCTGTGGTGCTGGTTGTTGTACTTTTTGTTGATCTTCTCTTTCATACTTTTGTTTTGCCATAGAAACACTTTTTAAATCGCTTTGTGCTTCATTTAACATTTCTTGTGCCTGAAGAACTTTTTCTTTATTTCCTTCATCAAAGGCTTCTAAATATACAGCCCTTGCAAGATCAATTTTATCCTCTAATTGTTTTTCAGAAGCATTAAGACTTAACTTATTCATCTCAGTAACTTCAGTACTCTTAGTATTTACAGCTTGTTTTAATTGTTCATTTTGCTGTCTAAGTATTTGAATTTCTTCTTCACGGTCTTTACGTTGCTTAACTAATTGCCGTATTCTTTTCTCAGCCCCTTTAGTTTCAATACCTTCTAATTCTGCAGGTTCTTCTTGTTTAGCTTCTACAGTCTCTTCAATTTCATATTCTACTTTAGCTTCCTCTTGGCCTTCTGGGATTTCTACGGTTCCCCAACCGTCATCTTTTGCCATTTTGTCTCTCCGTTGTTTACGATACAAACGATTTACGTAATATAATTATAACATATTATTAGCTATTTCCCAAATTATGTTAAATGAAAACTAGGATCAAGGTCTGTAGGATCATCTACTTTCATTATAATTTGATCATCAAACAATAAAATCATTCTAATATTCTGATAAAATAGTTTAGTTCCAGCATGTTTACCATAACATATATGATCTCCTACATCACACCAATTACCATTGGGAAACTTTTCTTTATCTTTATAAGCTAATTCTCCTAATTTTAATACTCTACCTACAGTAGTTAGATATGCCATATCATCTCTAGTTGAGTCTGGTATAAATATTCCACCTTTTGTTTTACGCTTTACTGATACTGGTCTTACTAACACATGAAACCCCGGTAAATGCGGAAGGGTTATTGGATCTGCTATCTCTGCGCTATCAATCCACTCATCATTTTTTAACGCATTACCCATCTGTACTTGTTGCATATTAGTCCTCGCTATACGTCCTTTTCTTTATAAGAGTTGTTAAATTTTCTCTAGACCATTCTAGACCTTGTATAGAACCTACAAGTTGTCTATAATGAGCATAGTCTTCTGCAGCCCCTTGTCCAAGAGATACTTTTAATCTTTCAATTTCTAAGTTAAACTCTTGAATAACTTCATCCCAAATTTCCATTGGAATTAAAGGGAAGCTTTCCTAGTGCTTTTTTTAGGATTAGGCATTTCATAAGATTCCTTATCCCATTCATTTAGAGAGCTACGCATACTGCGTCCACCCCAAACACCTTGTTTAAATGGATTACCAAAACCTTTAGAATTAACTTTTACATGTTCTGGATAACCCTTACCTTTCTTCATCATTGGTTTTCTCCTTTTTCCTATTTTCACTATCTAATTCTTTCTGACTTTCTACTGCCATTTTAGAAAGTGTTTGTAATGCAATCATTTCTTTGTCTCGTTGATCTAATTGTTTTTCTCTATTTAAATCTTTTAATAACTTGTCTATAGTTTTTCTGCCTTCAGCACTTAACTTCTCTTCTTCTATACCAACCTTGGCAAGAATGTCCATAATTTTTAATTCTTTTTTAGCTTCTCTATCTGCTTCTGCTTTTTCTTTCTTAAACTTATCAGTAGCTCCTGCTTTTAGAATATCAAGTATTTGTTCATTCTCTTCAAGTTCAAGCTTCTTATTCTTTAGTTCCATCTCAGCCGCTTGTACTGCTGTATCTGATTGCAGTTTCTGTTGTTGTAGCTTAACCTTCTCTTGTTCAAGTCCAACAAGCTGTTGTTCTGGAGTAGGTTGTTGTGGCTGTTGATTAGCTTGCATAACTTGTTGTGCAGCTTGTGCCATAGCCATTTCAACTGCACTAGGATCTTGTGCTTGTTCTGGTGGAATCTGTTGCATCATCTGTTCAGTAACACCATTCATTTGCTCTTGATACTTTAATACAGAATGTTCTTGTATATTAGATTGAATTACAGGTGTTATACGTTGCATTATTGGATTAGCACCGTTAGCTGGATCTTGTAAATACATAGTCTTAACCTGTATATGAGCATCATGATTCTGACCGGGAAAAGCAGCAATCGGTAATCCTTTAGTAGCTGCCATAATATCAGAGACAGGATCAAGAGGCCGTGCTTCAATTTTAGGCGGTAGTATTTGCTCAAGATTTGGCATATTAGCAGCATGAAGAATTGTTCTATTTAATGCTTCAATGTTAAACATTCCCGGTGGGGATTGCTGTGCCATTTGCAAAGCCATATTTGCCAACATCATACGATGAGCATTAGAAGGAATATTAGGATCAGAGACAGGTACAATATCCACTCGTCCATCAAAGTCTGCTTTAAAAATATTACGATCTTCAAATGGTACTTCATATGGATATTCTTCTGGCAGATAATCATAATCTATCTGTGCCAGTATTTTAAATTCATCTCTTTGTGACTTATGTAATCTTTTATGTATTGCCGTAAAAAATTTACTAGAGGCTTCTAATAAAGCCATCGTTGTTCCAACGGGTCCATAGGAGGCAGCATCAGAGACTATCTGTTCCGTGCTATCTGCAAAACGCTGTCCTGCAGCGGTTACAAATTGTAGCATCTGGTAGAGCGTTTGGGAAGGCTCTTTATAGGGCAGGGGAACTATTGCCCTAGATAAATCAATACCAGTAGCTTCAACCTCCTTGAACTCGCCGGGGGCGATAGGATCGTTGTCTCCAACCATCCGTACTCCTTTAGCCTTAAATCCTCCCGGTAAATTGGCGAACTGCCCTGCATCAATCAGGGAGCGCATTGCTGCGGTTGCCGACATGGTAAGATTACCAAGGAAATGAATTAGGCCCAATCCATAGAATCCAAAGCCCGGTACAAACCTGTAATGAACGAAATGACTTCGTTTCTCTTTGTTTGGATCGTCCTGCTTATAGTTTCTACGAATACTTAAAACTTCTCTTGACTGTTCCTCTACTGTAACAATATAAGGAAGAGGTGTTTCACTATCTTCAATATCAAGATAGCAGTGTTGTTCTAACAATACATATTGTGGATCTGTATCATAAGAAGGAGACAGTCCAAGAATAGTATCCATCTTACTTGCAAAAGGTGTAATACTCAATTGCTCTGGAGATGGTAGTTGCATTTCTTTATATACTCCTGACATCATATCTTTCTGTATTTCTACAGGACTACGATAGATAACATGAGTATACCGATCCGCATTTCGCAGATCAGTTGCATAGTAAGACACATAAAACTGGTCTATAGGAATAAACTCAGAAGAGGGTCTTTTCAATGTTGAATTATAATAAACCTTTTTAAATGCAGATCCTATTAAAGGGAGATGAAAAAGCATTCTTTCAAACTCTTCAAAGTATTCTGGCATCTGTTCTGTAAGCTGATAGTTCATAAAATTCTGAACTCTATTAGCTTGCATTTCTTTATCAGGTGTTGCCTTACCTAGTATATTAGCTTTTACTGGTCCTAATGGTGGAAACAATTCTTGTGATGCTTTGGATTGAAACTTAACAGCCGACTCAATCAATAATGGATGTACTGCTGTACATGCCCCTTCAAAAGGTTCAGATCCTTCTTGAAGTTTAAGACCCAGTAAATCAAAGCCCCGTTCAAACATAGACTCCCATTCAGCACGACTATCTTTATCTGCTGTATAGTTATCAATAACAGTTGCAGCAATATCACTTAGATCTTCAGGTTCAAGAGTATCTGTAAGATCTCCATACCATTCTACTATTTCTTCTGATCCTTCCATTTCAGCTTGTGCAAAATCAACAATAACTCCACCATCTTCAGGATCAATTTCAATACTAACACCTGATTCTTCTACAGGCATAGGTATAACATTCATACCTGTTTCTGATTCTGCAAATTGATTTCCAATTGAATCGTAAGGATTACGTTCTGTAGCCATTATATATTCATTCCATAAGGATTATTATAATAAGATGTAGTACTTGAAGTATCGTCTGGATCAGGTGCAGGTCTATAACCTAGCCTTCTGTATATTTCATCTGTAGTTATATCAGGATATATTTGTCTCTGTAAAGCAACTAAATATTCATTAGGTTTGGTTGAATAAAAGGGAGCAGTCTTTTGATTTTTAAAATAATCTGCCATGCTAAATTCAAAAGGTTCAGTTGTACCTCCTCCATCTCTATAAACAACACCACCCATACTACGATTTTCTCTTTGTACTCTATCTAGTTCTTCTCTATCTCTTTTACTAATTGCTGCTAATGCGGCTTGTGGATCTGTTGGTCCTCTAAGGGCGGCAGCTATACTAGAAAGAAAATCACTTACTGCTGTACTTGACGTTTCTTTTTCCTTTTCTTTTGCTCTTGTAGTAGTTGGTGTTACTCCGAAAGCATCATAACTAATTTGCCCTCTACGGCCAGCTTCAGTTTGATCTTTACCCCCAAGAGAAGGAGTTGCTCTTGAAAGATCTGGCCCCATAACTATATCTTCCATTCTTTGACTTTCAGTAGCTTTTGCATTTTCTGCTGCTCTTGCTACTTGTTCACGGGCTATAGCATCACCAAGTATACCATAATAGCCTTCTTCATCTATTTCATTAGGATTTTTATTTGCATTTGTTATTGAAGATATACCAGCTTTATCTTCTGATAGCATTGGCCCTAAATCTACTCTATCAGGATCATATGTAGGATCGCCTACTTCAAAAGAATATGATCCCGGTCCACCTATACCTTCGTAATCTTCCATGTCTGCTCTTGCTGCAGCCTGACGAGCCTCTTCATAATCTTCTAAAGTTAGACCTCCAAAACCTTCTAAACCACTAGGACCAGTAATAGAAGATTTTGATTTATTAATTTCATCTATAATATCCATGTATTCTTCGTTAGTAATATTTCCCATATTTTTTTCTTCTTCTGCAGCTTGTCTTGCTTTTTCATAGTCTGCATTTTTAGCCGCTACTTCTTTTGAGAAAGCTTCAAATTCTGGGTCTCCACGTTTAGAACTAAAAAGTCCTGCTAGTCCTGATAAAGGTGCGTCATAGTCACGACCTAAAGCACTTCTAACCATGTCTCCTCCCGGTCCTTTTCCTGTTGCCATGCCCATCATTAAACCTGATGGTGTCATACTATACATTCCTTGAAGAGCTTCTCCAACAACACCAGCAGCACCTGAGATTGCACCACCTAAATCTTCACTAAAACTTTTAAAACTTGTTTGACCTACACCACTATCTGAAAAAGGATCAGCAAAACTACCATAACCAGATATAGAACCAGAGCCTACACCACGAGTACCCGGTCCTTTATCAGTCTCATCAAAAAAATTTACATCTATATTAGCTGCAGCTACAGTTCCTAACTCTGCTCCAGTGTATCCAGCTTGTGCTGCTCTATTACCACCTTCAGCTATATTCTGCATCTGTGTATTAGAAGCTCCCGCTTTCTCTGCTGCATCAATAGCATCAGATATTTCTTGAGCTTGGTCTGCAGACATCCCCGGAGCATTTGCATCTGAAATATCAGAAGTAGTAGATTGAGTAGCTTTCCCACCTAATGAGGTACTAAAAGCTTCATCACCTGCCCCCGCATCATCAGTACCACCATCACCACCAAAGCAGCAATGCTGAAGCTCATACTCATTAAAGTAGTTTAGCCACGGCTGTTTAGCTGGACCATCATTCCACATTGGTTTTTTAAATTCTTTCAACATTGTTCACCCTATTGCTCCCCAACCGTTTAAAATTAACTTTATCTGGTAATCCTAATTCTTTTCTTAGATTATCCAATCTCTTAATTGCAATACGTGTACCACCAAAAGGACATATCACATCTATCAACCAAAGGTTATCTCCACTGTTCCAATCGTGTGGTTGAATCTTTCTTGTTTTATTTTTATAACCTTCTTCAGCTTCTTCTGGTAACATTGCCCAACTTGCATAACAGAGTGGAACTTCTTCATCTACATATATTTTATATTGATTTAACCTTAGTGG